AAGCATTCCCTGCTTGGTACAAAAAGTTCGCTGAACAGCACGGATTTGCTAAGGAACCAGAAGGTCAGAAGTACGACTTTTGGACACACTTTAAGTCGGGTGCCGACCCCTTGGTAGTATTCCCTAAGTTCCAGACTAATGGATGGTGCTTTGTTCGGGAATCTTTGGATGTGGTGGCTGAAGAACCTGTAGTAGATACCGAATCTGTGGACACGGCTAAGGTAGGAAACACTACTGCAGAGTCTGGTAAAGCCACCGCTCCCAAAAAGAAAGCCAAGAAATGACTAAGGCAGAAAAAGCCTACTACATGGAAAGGCTTAGAAATGTTAGGTTAGGGGACGAGCCAACATACAAAGAAGATGTTGCTCCACCTAAACCCAAAATTAAACCTAAGTACAAGAAGAAACGTAAGTTTCAACCTAGTTCAGAACCAAGTCAGGGCAGATTACAGTATGCTGCTACGGCTGCAAGTAAGTTAAGAAATGCTTAATTATGATTATAGTTGCACCGAGTGCGACATAGTTTTCGAAGAGACCGTGGATTACGAGCATCGCAACGATGTTAAGTGCGTGGTATGCGAGGGTCCAGCTAAGATAGCATGGTTTAAATTCGGAAAGCCAGCCATCTTTCAAGAGGCTGAGTATCATCTAAATCCTGGTGATCACAGGGGCACACACTGCTCTAGTAAGCGCCAGTTGCTAGATGAGATTAAACGAGTGAATGATAATAACCCTAATCCAGTCGAACTGGCGAGTGAGTATTATGGCTAAGTGCAGAATAGTTGTAGACTATGAGGCCAAAGACACAGGTGGCTATGGTATAAATGTAACCGTCCAAGGTGATGGTGGCTGTGTCCCGATGGGTATGTTAGAAGATATTCGTGATAAGATCAAGCGTGGTCTTAACGATTATCGTTTTCATGGTCAGAAATCTGACCCAATAGGAACCACGATAGGAGTTACCGATGGCAGAACAAGAAGAACAGCAAAGTCAGCAAGTTGATTTGCAAGCACTGGTGCAATTCGTAGAGAACGCTAGTGCAAAAATGGCTAGTCAGGATGAGCAGATTAAGGCTCTGGAAAACAGACTTACTCAAGCTACCGCAGAGCCAGAATATGAACCACGTGAGACAGTACCACAAGTATCTGAAGAAGATATAGAAAGTATGTCAAACGGACAGTTACTAAACCTTATGGAACAGCGGTTTAATGCTAGCCTTAACAATACGTTAGGTGATGCGCTTAAGCCAGTTCGTGAAGGTATGCAGAATCAACAGCAGTTAAATATTGACAATCAAGTACAGTCAGAGATTGCAGGATTGCAGAAGCAGTATAGCGACTTCAACCATTTTGCAAATAAAGCTGCTGACCTTGTTGAGCAACGTAACCAAGCAGGTTTTAAGCTGAGTATTGAGGATGCTTACAAACTTGCTAAGGCTGAAAACCCCGATATGGTAAATGAGTTTAAAGACTCACAGCCCAAGCCTACTCTGGCTGGTGGCTTATTGCCTACTTCCAGGCTGATAGGACAACCTAGTTCCGGAAGCAACGACCTTGATTTTGACCAAGCCGCTGAGCGTGCTTTTCAAGAGGAGGTTGTAAACGAGGGACTTGCAGGTTTATTTAGTACAGAAGAATCAACCTCACATTCACCGCCCTTAAAGGAGTAACCTATGGCAAGCGTGAGAACATTTAGTGAAGTCCTAGATAGCATGGCTGTTGCTACCTGGAGACATATGAAGAAAACAGTCGTAGATCAAATCTTTGATGAGATAGTATTCTATAACTATCTGCGTAGCAAGGGTAAGATCCAGTCATACCAAGGTGGTAAGTACATTGAGACGCCTCTTAGCAATGCGGAAAATGATACGCTGTCTTGGATCAACGAGCAGGATGCTGTAAATATCAATGACCTCGATCCGATCAGTTCGGCTCAGTGGGATTGGAAGTATCTTGTAGCCTCTGTAACTCGTTCACAGATCGAGGAGCAGAAGAATCGTGGTAAGATGCAACTCATTAACCTGCTCAAGCATAAGATGCAGGTGACTAAGGACACCTTAGTTAAAGAGTTGGAGTCCAAGATGTTTTCTGATGTGGATGCCACAGGAAAGCAGATGGAAGGCTTACAACATCTTATTGCTGATGATAAAGTAGGTACAGTTGGTTCTATTAATGCCAGCACCTACACATGGTGGCAGAACCAAGCCATTGACTATCATGGAACTGCTGAGTATGGTAATAGTGGTTCATCTGGTGGTTTTGGTGTTGCACACACTTCCGGCCCTGATCGTGGTATTGTCGCTATGCGTACTATGATTGACTCTTGTTCTAAGTCACTCGGGAATGCAAAGCCTGATCTTATCCTTACCGACAAAGCAACATACAGACTGTATAATGCTTCGATTGATGATAAGCTCCGGATTGTTACGCAGAAGGTTGGTGACATGAGTTTCCAGACACTTACTTTTGAGGGTCTGCCAATTCTGCACACCGATACCTGCCCAACGTCACCACAGGGTAGCAGAATGTACTTCATTGATTGTGACCATGTAACAATGTTCTACGATCCTGGTATGTTCTTTGACATGACTGAGTGGAAGCCCGTTCCTAATCAGTTGAAGCGAGCAGCGCAGATTGTAACTGCTTGTAATATGATTACCACTATGAGGCGTTCTAGTGGTGTAATCTACGACATTTATTAATAAGGAGTATATATGGCTGATACATATACCCTTGACGACAAGGGCCAAAAAGTCGTATGGTCTGGGGCTGTTACTGAAGTCCACTCCACTCAGAAAGAAACTGTAGGTGCTGTGCGGTATCATGGTACTAAGGTTTACAAGTATGTGCATTTTACCCAGGGAGCTACTGCTGTAGCATCTGGGGATTTTGCAGGGTACTTGAAAGAGCGACGTGACTCAGTAACTGCAGATGTTAGTACAACTGACATCGTACCTGCTGGGATGTTTATCTCTACACCGGCTGATGGCAACTTTTGCTGGATTCAGGTTCGTGGACCGGCTACTTGCACAGTAGCTAATCTTTCTAGCGTAGCTGATGGCAAAAATTGCATGCTTGATGCAAGCAATGATAAGAAGGTTATTGCACAGACTGCTGGTAATCGTGCTCTTTGTCAGAGCATTGATACCTCCGCTGGGCTAATCTACATCGACGCTCATATCTAGTGACCTATGGGAGACTTGACTCTTAGCCAAATGAAAGACCAAGTGAAGTTGGCACTTGGCAATCGAGAGGATTTGGACGTACATCTGACTCCACTCATTAATACTTGCCAACTTCGTGTAGCTCGGTACTTCGACTTCGAGGAACTTGTAGCTACGACCAATCTGACCATCTCCTACACAGGTGATGCGTTTGTTGACGGGTCAGTCTCTCTCCCTACTGGTACTAGGGAACTGCATGGTATCAACATCTTGGATAGTGGTGATTTGTACCACATCCAGGCTGTTGACCATAAACAATGGAAGGATCATTACTATCCGTTGTATGGCTCAACTACTGGCCGACCATCGCACTATTCTACTTGGGGCGAGAAGATAGAGTTTTACTCACCGCCTGACAAAGCATACACCGCAAAGGTGCGATATACTAAGTGGCCTGCGGATCTCTCGTCTGACGAGGACAAGAGTGAGCTAACTAAAAAAGATGACTTAATAGTTGCCCTTACTATATGCTGGACACTTTATCACCTTAACAATCCAGACAGGGCAAATGCGTACTGGGCTATTTTCCGATCTATGATGAAGGAAGCCATAGATGCTCAGAACATGAAGCCAGATTTGTATATGAAAATAGACAGCTTAGCTCCTGACATGACTGGCGACTACTGGAAGCAACCCTTTGTGAAGGCAATTAGGTAATGGCTAATAATATAAGTTGGAATGAATCTAGTCCGGCTAACACCGATGATGTGCTAGAGGGTGCGTTACGTATCCGTGAGGACAAAGAAGCTACTAGGGAAAGACTAAACCGAGATCACATGATGGGAGCAGTTGCTGACCCATCTGCTGAATCTGGTATGACTGAAGGTAACGACTCTGGGTTTCACAGAAGAATTACCATGCAGGAACGCACATCTTACAATCCTGCTTCCCGACTCACTACAGTAAACAATGGTGCTACTACTAAGTTTAGCGAGATATACGTTGAAGGTGGCACAGGTCAGCAACGGCTAAAGTTTACTAGCTCGGACAACACAGAGCGTGAAATGGTAAGCACAGACCAAACCCAAACGCTTACCAACAAGACACTTACTTCGCCCACAATTAATGGGGCATCCGTTGATATTGACTCGGGAACTATTGACAATACAACAATTGGTACGACTACTCCGACTACCGCAAGAGTCACCAAGCTCGGTGTTAATAAGGCTTTGCCTAGTGGAGATGGTGACGCTGACATTGGTGGTGATCTGACAGTAGATGGAAACACTACTATTGGCAGCGCAAGTTCTGACACACTCACAATTAATGCTACTGTTTCAGGAAACCAAAACAAGTCAGGACTCGTTGGAGAAATTAAAATGTGGCCCACAGGAA